CTGGGATATTCCACGCCATTTTTACTGTGTGGTCAGTAATTAGGGTGCGGGCAACGCTTTCGTTCTGGAAAAGATTGCGGATTGTATCGGCAACCGCTGGGTTGAAGTTGCGGCCCTGATTGTATTCCGTTTCTGGCTCACCAATATTAATTAATAGTAGCGCCCGCTCTGTGGTGCGCGCCATTGACAGGTCAATTCGCTTGAACTCTAGTTTCGTCTCAATGTCCCTAAGCACGCCAAAAGCCATAGGCACCGCCATTGGCTCATAGCTCTGGGATTTGTATAGAAGAACTGATAGCCGCCCGTCGTCAAGAGGAATCTGAGCGGTAGTAGAAGAGTTTTTAATGGACTCTTTGATTTTCGGGTCTAGCGACTTGAATAGCTCGCGAGCGTCGTCGGAATCTTGCTTTTTAAGGCGGGCCAACTCGTAGGTAGATAGAGTTTTATAGTATGTAGGCGAACCAAACATAATGTCGCCGCCCGCTAGAATTCCTTCTGGGTTGAGCAGGATGTATTTAACTGGAATCTTGTCAGTTGACGCGGCCCCGTAAACCTGCGTCATCTTTTTCATTTGAGCTTGTTGGACTTTCGCGTCAAACCTGTAAAGGAAGATGTTTCCAGAACGAAACCACTCACGGAAAAACTGTTCCTTTAAATGCCAGAGGTTAATCTTCTCGAACCAAGCCGAAATAAAGTCGCGAGTGCTCTTATTGCCACCCTGTAGATAAATATTACTGTTGGAAAGTTCGCCCATCACTTCTACGACGTTACGAAGAAGAGGAAAGGCCCAATATGCTTTGACGCAAAGCTTAATAGGTTCGGCAGTGCTAAAAAATGATGAATTGTCGCCCGTTTTGAACGGCGTCACAAACTTGTCTAGGTTGGGATAGCTCTGCTGTGGGAACTCTAAAGTTTCACTCTTAGAGCGCGCCGCCAATGCAAAGTCCTTGGAGCGAGTATCTTCCACGTCAGCTACCATTGGCATAATCCACCCGTTCTGGTTTGGGGTGGGGGCTTTAGCTGATATTTTTTCTTTTTTAAGTCGCGCCATAATGTTACTTTACACTAGATTTTCTTAGAATCGTATAAAAATTGCAAGTCAAATTTACTAGGCCCACCTTTTATCCTCAATATCTCTACCAGCACCCTAGAGGATTCGTAGCGCCCGCCCACAAATAAGAACTGTATGTTGTTGAAAGTTTCACATAGCCCCCGCATCCGCGCACAGTAGAATTCAGACGGAGCTTTAATGAATTTATGAGTATTTGCTACGTTTAGCTGTAATAGAGTCTCTAGTTTCTCCTCTACCAATACCACTAGGTAAAACCCAAGCTCGGCGGCTCTGGCAACCTCTTCTTTAAACCTATCATATCCCTGAGACATTGTTCCGCAGAAATCCTCTAGGCTTTTTCTCTCTATGAATGAGTTATGGAAATGATTTTGGCAGGTATAGTCGCCAACATCCAGTTTAGATACGGAAGTTTTGCAGGATAGCTTGAGTGGGTTCTGCTCACGAGTATCAACTAGAATGTGCAATGGGTCGGAAGTTTTCTCTGGTGTTCCGTCATAAGAATAGCGGGGCTCTAAACCCTGAGTGGCACAAACCTTATTATAATCTAGTCCTAATTTATGGATTAGGGCGGGACTCGGGAAAATACAAGTGCGAGCCTCTGCTGTCGAGGGTGCGTATTTGAGACTTTTGATATTCTTTCGCCCAGCTACTATACTTCCAAGGTTATCTGAACCTTCTTTAAGCAAGTAGTTCACCATATTCTCACGATTCTCAAAGAACGAGTTAATATAGTGTAGGTCATCCTTGTATTCTAGCGGCCTGCCAGTCAGCAAGTCTTTCCTATCGTAATATTTAATACAATACTCTTTTAAGGACAGTCCGTTTTCCCGCAAGTGTTTAATAAACTCTTTACGGTCGCTATATTCTTGGTTATTTATCAGGGATAACATTAAAAAGCAATCGGAATGAAAGTAGGTAGCGGCGGCGCACTGTCGCCCTTCATGATATTGAAGTAATGCTTGCTGGAATAGTATGCCATCAATAGGCAGGTATAGTTGTCACGGCGGGCGCGCTTTTCGCTTGTTGATTTGCGAAGGTGAGTTGGGATATTATATTGAAGAGTGGTTCCCGCCCCAATAGATTTAACTTCAATCAGCGCCATCTGACGCTTAGTTTGCACTACCCAATCTTCTTGGTCATCAATAAAGTCAACTAAGTCATAAACCTTGTCGTCGTGGTCCTTGAATTTATAAGGGAAGGAGAAATCTTTAATGATGCTCTGATACAAATCTTCGACATGCTGAATACCCGAGCCAAACCATATTTTAGAAGATGAAACACCGTCTTGTAGGTATTCATTCATAGTTCTCAATGTCGGCGCTGAGAACGGCTGCGCATATACGATACGTTTAGTTAGTAGGTTATGCTGATTGCGGGCCGCTTTAACTGCTTTTCCGTATTCTTGCAAGTCATCAGAGGCGAGTTCTGCATCAATGTATTTTAGTGAAGCTTCCACCCCAAATGTCTTCTGGAATATAACAGAGTTATTATAACCGTTGATAAATTCAGTGCCCGAGCCGTCAATTGCCACCCACACGATATTAAAGTGGGTTAAGATATATGTTAAATACTCATAATGCTCAGAAATATCGCAGCCCGCCTTGCCATACGAGTGAACTTGAATAATGCGCCCGTCTTCTGGAACTAGCATATAAACGCCCATTGCAAAATAGTCGCTTGTCTTAGCGGTTCCGTAAGAAGGGTCAATGGCTAGAATATATTCGCTACGTTTGTTTCCGTATAGCTGAACAGTTGGATACTTACCGTCTGGAACCGTGCATTCGTGCAACTTTTTAATATCAAAGTAGCTATCGCTCGCGTCCACGAACTCAGCGCCATACTCGCGGCGCACTACGGGATTGTTCTCCTTACCCTTGACCGCTTCATTAAGAACGGACTCGTCCATAATAGAGCCTGCGGGCGGCGCGTTATAGGCGAATCTAACAACAAAGTGAGTAGGAGTTGTCAACAGGTCTTTTTCAATATCCTTGTGTCGCTCATTCTTTTTGCCGCGAATTGCGTCGATATATGGAACGAACAATCCTTCATAGAGGTACTCAAACTGATAAGAGGCCGAGCTAGTAACAATCATCTTGTTATTAGGGAAGATTGTGCGGTCCTCTTCCTTCATTTTGCCCGCCTCAATCATCTTATCTTCGCGCTCTTTTGTTTCTGCTTGCTCTTTAGCGTTTAACTTTGCTGTTAAGAAGGGGCGAAGAATGGTATCTTGAATATGCTCACTGACAAGCAACCCCTCGTCAATCAACAGCACATTGGCGCGCTCACCACGAAGGTTTTCGCCGCCGCCCAATGGAAGACCTTTAATAATTGCTTCGTTCAAGCACTTGAGAGTCCATCCCGACTGGTCTTTGCCAATCTTAGGTTTGAGTCCTGACTTGTCGGCAGTTTCAAAGCACTGTCTGAGTAGCGCGCAATTGGGATGGCTAAGGAACTTCTCCATCTGGCCGAAAATATCCTTAGAGCGGCGCATGTTGGAGCTTGTTAGGACAATCTTGGTGCCGGGGTTGAAAATTAGGTATAGAAGAATGAATACGGCGAGAAGATAGCTTTTACCAACGCCGCGCCCTGCCACTACAAGCGAATAGTCCTTCTTAAACCAAGCCTTTAAGAATAGCTCCTGAAAGGGCCAAACTTTGAACTGGCCGCCCGTTAGGTATTCCCAAGTAAAGCCAAGGTCATACTCCATGATTTCGCCCAAATACTCGCGAGCCTGAATTTCAGACAAGTTTCCTTGAACCTTGGACAGTCTTTCCAGAACGTCACAGGATTTGTCCTTGCGCTCAACTCCTACTTCCCAACCCATTAAACAATCTCCTCTTCCGCTACTCCGAATAGCTGGGCTCGCAAATCATCCATACTTGTAATTCGTTCAACCTCTTGCTTGCGGCGCTCTTTCCTAAATTCTAGATACTGCACAACCTTTTTGCGCTCTTTTGCGTCGCGGAAAGCCT